ATTGTCTAATTCATCTTTTGATATAGGAGATGTAGATAATGATCAAGATTTATTTTTAATAAAACGAAATGGTACCACAAAATTAAAAGTAGATTCAGAAGGTTTACTTTCTTTGCAAGAATTTGCTTCATTGCCGGTTTCTGTTACTGAAGGAGGAATAGCTTATTTTGATAATAATTTTTATTTGGGTTTAGGGTAATATATGTATAAAAAAATAAAACTTAAAGTTATGGCTACATTTAACGAATTAAAAAAAACACTACAGGGCAAAAATTCAAAACCAAAAATTAATAATATAAAACCTAATATACCAGAACCCGTTAAAGATATTAATTTGGAACTAGAAGAAGCAAGATACTTATTATCGTTAATAGCTAAATCTGATTTTAGTGGTAAAGATATACAAATAGTGTATAATGTGGCTTTAAAACTTCAAAATATTATCGAAAAAATACTAACTTCTGAAAATAATGAGTAAACGAGTAGATAAAACATCGGGAAAAGAATTTAAAATTACAACCCACACACAACTATCCGCTTCATTAGTAGCAGGAAATGGTATAATTGATGGAAGACCACACGAATTTGTTGGTATAGATAAAGTACCTAGCAGATTTAAATCAGGTGATCAAGCTTCTTTTGTAGATTTAGATGCTATAGACACGGGTTC